CCACCTAAACAATCTCGAACAAATAGAAAATTTTCAATAGATGATATTCCTTCTCCTCCTAAACAACCTCGTAATTCACCTCGCAGACATATTCGTCTAACGAATACTAAATTTTCAATAGATGATATTCCTTCACCTCCTAAACAATCGAGTAACTCATCCTCAACCTCGTCAAACATAAACGAATCTATCTCACCTACCCCTTGCTGTTCTTGTAAAAGAATAATGAAAAAGGGAGATAAGACACCTGAAGATTGTAACTGGTGTAAATTAAAACATCACCTCCACAAGTGCGTCACGAATAATGCAAAAGAACGGCGAAAAACAGAGAAACAAGAAATGAAAACTTTAATGCAAAAAATGAAACGCCAAACTATATAATATTAAGTAGATGAAAATATTTTTTCAAAAAAACCTGGAACAATGATTAGATTATCAGGTGTTTTATTAATATCATAGGGTTCCAATGGTTTATCTATAGAATTACACTTAACCGGATAAGATTTATATTTATAACAGGTATTTTCTAAATTGAAAATATTTCCTTCAATATCTTGAATATCTGGCGCTGAATATAATACACAATTATCCTTGCATATACGTCTAAACAATAAAGCTAATGCAAGACCAAATAGAGCACTCACTATCATTTGCCCTGTCTCATCATAAAATAATCTGTCTATTGTTACTCTTATCCCTGTAATAGGCACTCGCGCAACCTTCTTTTTATTCATTTATATTCTAATCTATAAAAATTTAAAAAATAAATATTATAATTATAAAATAATTATATTATAGGTTGCGCGATTGATGATTCAGTGCATTTAACCTCTTCTGCATTATATTTATAACATTGTCTATTATGATTTAAATATACTATTTTATTTGCATTATAAGGTGTCGGGTATTTTATAACATTTCTTATAGGTGGCGATGAAATATATACATAAAAAATCCCTAATAAAAATGCCACAAAAAAACTAATCCAGTTTATTTTAAATGTCCTAACTTTGTCCATAATATCTCCTATTTACACAGTTCGAAAAGAAAATTATTAATCACTCGAAAATATGAATCAATAAATACTCATCTTAAATATATATGATTTAACTTTTCTTATCAATCATCCTTCTTAACATCTTTCTTAACAACCTTCTTTACAACTTTCTTAACATCCTTATCATCTTTATCGTCCTTCTTGACTACTTTTTTTGCTTTGTCAGTTACACATCGATTTGTTATAGGATTTAGAACTTTACCATCCTTACATACTTTGACCTTCTTGTCATCCTTCTTGTCATCCTTCTTGTCATCCTTCTTGTCATCCTTCTTGTCATCCTTCTTGACTACTTTTTTTGCTTTGTCGGTTACACATCGATTTGTTATAGGATTTAGAACTTTACCATCCTTACATTCTTTGACCTTCTTGTCATCTTTAGGAACAACAACTCTAACTTTTTCTTCCAAGTTAATATGTTCATATGTATATATATCTGGAATATGAGAATAATCTGTATTTTTATAATTTAAGTATTCATATAATGCATCAAGGGTTTTCGACTCTCTATATATGTTAAATAAGTCTTTTTTTTTTTCTAAAAAAATCATATAATTATAATTATTTCTATCCCTTGCGAACTTATAATTATCTTCGAACTTTGTTTTTTTTTGTAAAATTATATTATTTTCATCATCCTTCTTTTTGAAATATTCATTTATTTTCTTTTTTAATTCATTTATTTTTAAAGCATTCGCGTTATTAAAAGGGTCCTTTGCATTCTTTCTATCAGTTTCTTTATCGTATATATTAATATTTAGAAAGCTTTTTTCAATATCTTTTAATATATCCATTTACTATAATATTAAGGATAAAAATAAAATATTAACGCGGATACAAGAAAATGTCTTCAAACATACTCTTATAAAATATTTGCAAACTTTCTTCCGGCTTTAATTGTTCCTCATAAGAACTGCGAGGTATATATTTAACAATAACCTTGTCTTTCTTACATACTGATTTATTACTATAATATCCTTGAATAATTAGTATAGACCCTATAAATAGTAAAAATATTGCAATTGCTTTCATTTCTTTAATATTAAGAAATAAGAAAAAAATATAAGATTTAATTATATTATTGAATACCAAGTTTTTGTGAGCTCCAACCATCAATTTGTTCAATACTCTTTTTAACTTCCGACATCTCAATCTCTTCAGGTTCAGTCGCAGTAACCGCATCAGTAACCGCATCAGTAACCGCATCAGCATCAGTAACCGCATCAGTAACCGCATCAGTAACCGCATCAGCCGAAGTAACTACGTCAGTATCAACCGGTGTATCCGTTTCTGTTCGTGCAATAGGTTCGTCAACAATTGTAATATCGTTGCCTGCTGCAGGAGTATTATTTGCAAATAGTGCACTTTTTCTATTCTCAAAAACAACATCTTTGTCATTCATATTTTTCTTGTACTCTTTCATAAGAGTATTTAATTGAGTTTCCGCATATTCTTGATTCTCTAAACATTCGGGGTTAGGAGACCAAGGACACCAACAACCTACCTGTGCAATATATATATTAAACTTATTATCAATCTTTTTAATAAACTCGCAGCGATTTTTTGCTTCTTCAATTGTATCAAATACTCCTCTTACTTTAATTCCTCTGATGGATGTAACAAAATTATTATCACGATGATATGATGATTCAAGCTCATTATTGTTAATAGATTTATAAAACCCATATTGCTCACTCATATCTTTAGGATTGAATATATACGAATTATTCTCTTTCATCGAATCCACAAAATCTTTTGAATCGCTATATTTTGTTGAAATACCATCTAGTAGAGCAGTCATATCATCGCTGAACTTTGCAATGAATTTGCTGAACATATATGCTTCCTTATTAACCAAAACATCTTCGGGACTTAAAAAAGACAATAGGGCAAAGTTTTGTGTTCGAATCGGTTTATCTTCATCCAGATAATCTACCTCTTTAACACTTGTTAATTTTACACTTTCTACTTCTGCTTCTGCTGACATTTAAATATCTTTCTAATAATATAATATATTATTAATCTTATATATTTTTTATTTACATATTAACCTTTGTATGCAAAAATATTTTGTATTATTATAATAGTTATATAATGGAATATTCTGTTGATTTTTGGGATGTTGTAATAAGACTTCTTAAATATGCTTTTGAAGGTCTCATCGTTGCATTTGTTGCACTTATATTACCTAATAATAAATTAGATTGGAGTGAAATATGGATGCTTGCATTAACAGCAGCATGCACATTCTCTGTTCTTGATTTATTATCACCTACTGTTTCATCTGGCGCAAGACAAGGCGTTGGTTTAGGAGCCGGTTTTAGAATGGTTGGGTTCCCTAATGGGTTTTAATGTTAAATTATAAAATTACAAGGAAGGTATTATTTCATAATTAAGTTCGCCACATATTTTTTTCCATATCTGATCTTGGACATATAGTTTTTCCCTACTTTTTAATAATGGGAAATATTTAAGATATTCATTCAAACCTAATATTTGAAAAAATTTATACAATACATAACTATACGATAAAAAGTTTTTCCTGTCTTTCGGGCAATGTTTTAAAAACGGTGCTTGAATATTTCTAAACATATTGCATAATTTATCCTCGAGTTCTTGACTGAATTGCGGCGTAGGTATACCATTAATTCTATTAATAATATAATTTATATGCTCATAATATTTATTTATTCGGAGGCGTTTAAGAATATCCCGCATTTTATTATATGTAATCGTTTTAGTATCTAAAATCTTCTCTTTTTTTATTTCTGTAAGAATTTTTTCAAATATTTCATCAGGAATATCTGTACTTTCTTTGCCTTGAACTTGGTTACACCATTCTCTAAAATGATTAATTCGTTTGTAACTAAAATGTGATGTATCCTTCGTATTTTGCTTTAATATAGGCCTATTTTGTTCGACAAGAAGTAATTCTTGGTACCCGCAAATATTACAAATAATTATTGCGTCATGTTGTAAACAGGTCATTTGATTCTTACAATTTTTACATATTTCGATGTCTTCATCTTCGACATTTCTAACATATTTCTTATTTATTATAGACATGTATTTATCAACAAGAGAACTTTTATCAATAAATGTATCCTTAATATATGTATTATTATTTGCTGCATTATCTGCATTATTTGCTGCATTATTTGCTGCATTATCTGCATTATCACCATTATTTGATGCAATATCACTATTATTTGGCGCATTCGTTTCTATATTTAAATTATTAAGCGCATCTAAAACATTAATTGTTGTTGCAGATACGGATGAACGTTTTTTCTTCGAATCATTTTTATATATCTTTGGTTGCCTGCTTAATAATTCACTTGAAGAAATACATACACCATTTGATATAGATGCATGAGGGTTACTTATATTTGATTGCTTTTCGACTGTATCGTAATATTGAAATAATATATAACTTGTATTTTTATAATATTCAACCTCATTATATGTTTCTAACTCTTTAATATTATTCTTAAGCTCAATAATTTTCTCTCTTATAATAATATTGCTACTCCATAGATTATTTATATACTCCTTATCTTGTATATTTTTTAATATTTCAATATTCTCCATAATAAGGTTTGATTGAACTTCAAAGTCGCCCAATAATATTTTGTAGTTTTCTTTGTCTTTGTTTGTAATCTCAAATTTCTTTATAATATTATTATGCATTGCATCTAATGTAAAAACCTCATTGTTGTCAGAAATATATTTTTTTTTTGATGATTTTTCTTTGAACATCTTTATAATAGAATTATTAATATTAATTTTTATATAATAAATATATTAACACATACATTTAATTCATATTTTTTTCTCCTCTAATAGTATAAAGAATATAGCGTAAATGGGTGGTGGTCTTCTTCAATTAGTAGCTTATGGAGCACAGGATGTTTATTTAACTGGTA